ACGATATAGATGGTACTATTGGTAACGGTTCTACTGTTGAGGTACTCCTCTCAGTCTACGATACACGAATGAAAAGTATTGTAGGTACACGACTTGACAAGGTTATTGTCCTTGATCATGTAGAATACATCCCACCACAGGACGATGACAGTTCTTCCCCTGTCTTAGAGAAGCCTGTAGAAGCAGCTACTGAAGACTCAGTGCTATTCTAAGGATGTAACTTAGGGGGTGGTTGGTTTTCTTTCCTTTCCCTTCCACCCCCAACTTAAGGAGTAACTATGAAAAATATACAGACATTGGTAGACGATCTGTACCAAGTAATACAAGGCCAAGGTGGTTGGACTAAAAGCATTAGCTCCCAGATGGGTCAAGCTATTGCCGACACTGCCAACAAAAGGTTTTCTAAACCACAGGAGCCACGGGGTTATCTATCTTTATCTTCTATTGGAACTCCTTGTAAACGTAAGCTATGGTATAAAGTTAATAAATCTGATGAGGGTGATCAACTAGAGTCTAACACTTTACTCAAGTTCTTCTATGGCGACATGATCGAAGAGCTTATCCTAAGCATGACAGTAGCTGCTGGACATGACCTAAAGGGATCACAGGATAGGTTAGATGTTCATGGCATCAAGGGGCATAGAGATGCGGTGATTGACGGTATGACTGTTGATGTAAAGTCCTGTAGCTCCTATGCATTTAAGAAGTTCAAAGAGGGGAACCTACGTGATGATGACCCGTTTGGTTATATATCTCAGCTTAGTTCTTATGTTTATGCAGGTAAGGATGACCCACTTGTTACTGACAAGACTCATGGTGCTTTTCTTGCTATTGATAAACAGAATGGACATATTTGTTTGGATGTTTATGATTTCACTGAGGAACTAAAGACCAAAGAGTTTGAGATAAAAGAAGCTGTGGCTATGGTCAAGGGTAAGATACCTGAGGATCGTATCAAGCCAGTGCCTCAGTCAAAGACTAGCCCTAACATGAAGCTGTCTATGGCTTGTAGCTACTGTGAATACAAGAAGCTATGCTGGCCTAACATGCGCAAGTTTGTTTACAGTTATGGCCCAGAGTTCCTTGTCCATATCGAGAAAGAACCAAGAGTTGCGGAGACAGTAGATGACTAGGCAAGCCAAGCAAAAAGGCCGCTTGGGTCAGCAAGAGATTAGGGACAGACTACTTGAAGCCTTTCCTGAGTTTGAGCCAGATGATATTAAGTCTACTATAATGGGGGAATCAGGGGCTGACATCCAGCTATCTCCTGCAGCTAGGAAAAAGTTACCTCTATCTGTCGAGGTGAAGAGGCGTAAGGCAGAACTTAAAACTGTTTATCGTTTTATGGAACAAGCCTCTAGACATTCTGAGCATGAGCCTGTAGTGTTTTTTAGATCAGACAGAAAACCGTGGGTAGTGATGGTTGGTCTTGATCACTACATAGACTTATTAAGGAATTGGAAAACATGACAGTGAAAATATGGGATATATCAGTAGGGCCAATATCAATAGACGAGGCACCTGATGATGAAGACTTCCCAGAAGGTTGTAATTATTTTGTCGTCTGTAAAACGGAGATAGATGGTAAGATGGAAGAAGTAAACTTTTGGTTTGAAGACCTTGCGCAGATACATGAATGGCAGAAACATTTTAGAACCAGTATCCAGCCGCTTGAAATAGACGAAGAACACTAGGAGAATGAACATGGCCGTTAGAAAGCCTTTTGAACCACACTTATATGATCGCTTTGACAACCCCGCCAAAGTAAAACTGATTGAGATACTACAGCATCAAGGTCATGAGATCTCTTCTGTGAAGGAGAATTATTATGCTGATGTAGAGTCAATCCGAAAGGGTATCACCTACTACAGTGAAGCAGAAGTTAAACGAGGTTGGACTGAAGACTGGCCTGAGGATTGGACTGAGATTAGAATCCCAGATCGTAAAGCACGGCTACTTAAAAAATATAATCATAATGTCAACTTCTTTGTGTTCAATAATAACTTAACTGCTTGCTGGAAGATACGAGGATCTCAGATGACTGATGACACTATCCGTGAAGCTAAGGGTAGATATATCATGAAGGGTGAGAAGTTCTTTCATATACCCTACAAAGAAGCTGAGTTAGTAACATTAAATAGCTTGACCTACAGTCAAGAATCAGTATAACTAGAGGTTTACAAATGAACTATGAGGTTCACTTATTTTTAACTGTAGACAAGGATGCTAATTTCCTAGAAATTTCTGGGGATAACTGTGAAGTACTTAAAGGATTAATAGAAGATGCTTTGTACGACATAGATGATGTAACCATAGACCAATGTGAGGTAAATAAATATGGCTAAACTTACAATTAATGATAAAGAAGTCTACACTGACGACTTTAACGAAGAACAAAATAAGATTTTTTCTGAGGTGCAAATGCTATCTTCAGAAATTTATAGGCTTGAGTATCAAGCTGCCCTAATGAAAAGTCGCCAGCAAATCCTAGCGGAAATGCTACTACCTAAGGATTTAAAAGATGGGGATATAGACTCAGATGATCAATCGGAGTGATTTAGAAGCGTTTGGCTATTTTGATATGTTTCAGAATAGTCCAGACTATGAAAAAGATCCTGTCCGTTTTTATAGCCAGTTTGTAGAGGGCAAGGTATTTACTAAAGGGCGTGATCGTCTAGTAGAAAATACTCTTGGACTCTCTGGCGAAGCGGGGGAGGTATCTGAAAAAGTAAAGAAGCTTTTTCGTGACAAGAGTAAATTCAGTGATGAAGATATACTAAAAGAGTTAGGTGATGTGTTGTTTTATACAGTAGCCTTGGCAAACATCTTCGGGGGTAACCTACGTAAGGTTATGGAGATGAACATGGCAAAGCTAGATGACAGAGAGCAGCGTGGTGTACTAAAGGGAAGTGGAGATAATAGATGAACAACTACCTACCAACAGACTATCAATCCTTTATCCATACTTCACGGTATGCACGGTGGCTTGAGGATGAAGGGCGACGAGAGTCTTGGGGCGAAACAGTACAACGATATATAGAAAATGTCGTGAGTAAATTACCTGAAGTGGATACAGAGACTGTACATGAAATATCTCAATCTATTTTTGGTCTAGAGGTCATGCCTTCTATGCGAGCCATGATGACTGCAGGTCCAGCTGCTATTCGTGATAACACCTGTATGTACAACTGCAGCTACCTACCCGTAGATGATCCTAAGTCTTTCGATGAGGCTATGTTTATCCTGCTCTGTGGTACTGGTGTTGGCTTCAGTGTCGAGCGGCAGTTTGTTCAAAAACTTCCTGAAGTACCTAAGCTGTTCGTCAGTGAGACTACTATCGTCGTCAAGGATAGTAAGGAAGGTTGGGCTAAAGCGTTCCGTCAAGTTCTTGCTCTCCTTTGGGCTGGTGAAATTCCTCAGTGGGATATTGGTTTAGTTCGTCCTGCAGGTGCAAGACTTAAAACATTCGGTGGTAGAGCATCAGGTCCAGCACCCTTGGTTGACTTGTTTAACTTTACTATCAAAGTTTTTAAAGATGCACAAGGCCGCAAGCTATCTAGCATTGAGTGTCACGACATCATGTGTAAGATTGGTGAGGTAGTTGTAGTAGGTGGTGTACGTAGATCAGCTATGATTAGTTTATCTAACTTGTCTGACGATCGTATGCGTCATGCTAAGTCAGGTGCATGGTGGGAGAATGATCCACAACGTGCCTTAGCTAATAACTCCGTGAGTTATACAGAGAAACCAGATGCGGTATCCTTCATGCGTGAGTGGATGGCACTGGTAGAGTCAGGAAGTGGAGAGCGTGGTGTATTCAATCGTCAAGCAAGTAAGAAGCAAGCTGAAAAGAATAGTCGGCGTGATCCTAACTATGAGTTCGGGACTAATCCGTGCAGTGAGATCATACTTAGACCGAATCAGTTTTGCAATCTTACTGAGGTTGTGGTACGTGCAACAGACACTATCGAAGATATGGAACGTAAGGTTAAACTGGCTACGATTCTGGGAACTATACAATCCACCTACACCAAGTTTCCATACTTGCGTAAGGTGTGGAACAAAAACACAGAAGAAGAGCGTCTGTTGGGTGTGTCACTTACAGGGATAATGGACAACTCCTTGATGACTATTAAGAACAAAGGCTTGGAGAAGACTCTTGAACATCTTCGTGGGATTTGTGTTTCTACTAATGCTGAATGGGCTAACCGTCTTGGTATACCTGTTGCTGCTGCAATTACATGTGTCAAACCGTCGGGGACGGTATCGCAATTGGTGGATAGTGCCAGTGGCATACATGCTCGCCATAGTCCCTATTATATCCGTACTGTGCGTGGTGATAATAAAGATCCCCTAACACAGTTCATGACTGATCAAGGCATCCCTAGTGAGCCTTGTGTTATGAAGCCTGACCAAACAACAGTATTTAGTTTCCCTATAAAGTCTCCGAAAAATGCAGTGGTGACTGAAGATATAACAGCTATTGAACAACTTGAGACTTGGTTAGTGTATCAACGACATTGGTGTGAGCATAAACCCTCAGTGACAATTAATGTACGTAAGGATGAATGGTTCGAGGTGGGTGCTTTTGTGTACAAGCACTTTGATGAGATGTCAGGAGTATCCTTCTTACCTTATAACGAACACACTTATCAACAAGCACCTTATCAAGAAGTAGATGAGGCTAAATATAAAGACTTGCTTTCTGTTATGCCATCTGCTATTGCTTGGGGTGAGTTGGCTAATTATGAGAAGGAAGATAACACAGTATCAATGCAGACAATGGCCTGTACAGGTGATGTTTGTGAAATGGTAGATATAACGTAGGAGAAATAAAATGTATGTTCTAGTGCTTATGATGTTTATTGAAAATAAGTATGTACTACAAAGTCACGATACTTTTTTTACAAGTCAGATTGCTTGCCATCAGTTTGCAACACCACTTAAAAAAAGACTTATGGACACTAGACCTTCACCTAATTCTGGTGTACAATACTATTGTTTTGAAGTTCCTAAAGAGGTTTAAATGAAATACGACCCAGTAAACAGTCCAGCACATTACAAGTTAAGTGGTGGTATAGAGTGTATTGATTATATTAAACAGGTGCTAACCCTTGATCAGTTCATTGGTTACTGTCATGGTAATATGATTAAGTATCAACACAGATATATGTACAAGGGTAATCCTGTTCAGGATATGGAGAAAGCAGAATGGTATCTAAACAAAATGTTAGAGGCAATGGAGGAAAAACACAAATGAAACCTTACGAAGAAGGTATAAAAGCTTTTAGAGAAGGTGACTTAGGTAATCCTCACAAGTTAAATACTAAGCAGGGTAGGGAGTGGGAGATGGGCTTTAATAAAGCTTACTTTCGTAACTTAGAGAGAGTTAAACTAAATGAACAAAAACAGAAAGAGTCTTGAAGAAGAGGCCAAAAGTTACAGGCAAAAAAAGATAAAGCCACCGCTTAAAAACAAAGCACTTACTTCTCGTAGGTACTTAGCTGGTCAAGCGATGGCTGCTTTGTTATCAAGATCTCCTGGTCATGTTCACAAAGGAGATATAAAACGTGAGTCATATGATTGGGCAGACTTCATGTTAGAGGATGATGAGGATTAACTACCTATCAAATGTTGGAAGTTTAAACTTCAAGTTACCTGCAATATTTATTAAGACTTGGCGACGACCCAATTCATCCTCAATATTTTCTGAATCTTGCAGGTATTCTAATGAAGTCTTAAACTTACCTTTTGAAGCTAAGTTAGCTGCCTCGTTGAAGTAGTCTTCCCCTAACTCACTTCTTTTTAGGAAGTAATTGTTTCGTATAAAGCCCCTAGCTTTTACACGTTGGTTGTTAACTAAGTCGGTGAAGAAATCTTGAGTTTGTTTTTTGTAAGACTCTATCTCTTGATCTATGAAGCCTTTTAAGGCTTCTTTTTTTCTATCTACATTTTCAATCTCATCATAAGTAAGCCCTGCGTTAATACCATCAGGATATACATAACTATTTCTGAAAGCATTAAAGTTTTTACTTAGGTTTTTAGCTAGTTTAAATCTTACAACATAATCCAAAGAGGTATTAGGAATCCTATGGTTCTTATATATATCATACTCTTTGATATTTAATTTGTTTAATTCTCTTTTAAGATCGGTGATTGGTGGTGAATCAGCTAAACCTGTAAAGGTTTTATTAAGTGGGTTCATCTTACCTACTGGCATAGGATTAACAATACTATACAAGTCTATATCTTTATTAGGTTCACCCATAAAAGACTGAGTATACTGCACAGATTCATAGTCAGGTAAGAATCTTGTAGCTTGCATGGCAAAAATACCTGAGGCCTCTTCTTGAGAGGTTGGTTGTATGCCTTCAGAAAGACTTCTTACATAAGGTGATCCAGCAGACTCATAGTTAAATTGCCCTTGAATATCTCTTAAGGGTGTTAGGGGGTAAGTAAAAGTAGATAAAACATTACCTCCTATCTTTTGTACACCCTCAGTTCGTCTACCTTCAGCAAATGAATCTATAACTTCTCTAATACCGCTGAGATCAAAACCCATATCATTCAACCCACCAGCAACGGCTAAAGATTCATTGATCATGCTGTCTGGTAAAGCTAAACCTTGATGTTTTCTGTAGAGAAGATCTCCTATAAATACTGGTGCAATGATAAACCCTAAAGAAGAAGCTATATCTGTTTCACCTTTGATAGCAGTTTCAAGAGATTCATAATCTATCTCTCCCTCTTTACTTGCAGCTAGATGATAACCAGCAAAAATTAAACTGGCACCTGTAAACTGCCTTACTAATCTATCCTCTTGAGATTTATAAGGGTCACCAGTATATGTAAAAAAACCTTTTGATGAAACTGCTTTACCATCTAAAGCTGCAGTTAAAGCACCAATTCCAGGTGTATAGTCTGCAATCATTTCAATATGATTTGCAACGTAACGAGGAAAAGGTACACCTAAAACTCCAGAAAAAAGAAAAGGTATTCTTTTACTTGTAGTAGAAGCTATTCTAGCACCTTTACCAAACAAAGAATCATCGTTTACATATGTTCTTTGCATTGTAAATCTATTAGCATCATCTAATGCCTTAGCTACAATGCCTTCATCTAGTTTATCCAGACTTCCTGTTGTAAGTATAAAGTCTTTTACATTAGTTCCTATGCTCTTGTCATTTAAGGTTCTTAATTGTTTATCCAAACTACTAAAAAATGCTGCTTCCTTAAAGACAGTATCTGTAGCAGTGTTTACAATATTTACAGCACGACCTACCTTAGCTAGACGAGATTGACTCTGACCACTAACTTCTGTACGGAGAGTGTCATGAAATGTTCTAGCATAAGCTTCTGGCATTTCTTCTTCAAGCATTTCTCTTGCAACTTTTGCAGATACACTGTCAAAACTTAATCCACGTAGTGTGGAAGTCATACGCATTAAGACATCTCCAGGTTTGTAATCAAACTCACCCCGTGCTGTCGTCATAATACCTCTAGCCATACCTCTGTAGAACTCATCTACAATTTCTGTTCCAGCTAGTAACCCAGTGGATGTAACGTTTCTTGCAGTGGTAGCAGGTTGAGAAGTCATGAATGCGATACGCATTTGATCTAAGTTTCGAAAAAAATCTAAAACAAATTTACTAGCACCTTTTCCTGCAGAGTTATTTACTACATTCTCTGCAAGTTCAGCTGCTTGAATATCACTAATAGTAGATAGTTTAGTTTCAGCAATAGCCTTTAAGTTGTTCATTGCACGATCTGTAACTTGTTTATCTACAGCCCTAGAAATCTTTGAAGCTTCTGCAAGTTTTTTACCTGCATTAGAAAGATCAGCTAAGTAGATAAGAGAAAACTGTTCTTTTGATAGATTATACTTATCACGAATATCAGGAATAATTTTACGTACATCTACAACACCTTCATCAATAGCCCCTGCGACAGCAGATGTAATTCTTTGATTAGGTTTTAAGTCTAAACGTTCACTAAGCTCGATTGTCGCTGCAGTTATAGATCGTAAAGTAGTTAAATCTAAGCCAGAGCTTAAGACATCATTAGCATCTGTGTTGGAAAAGCTTCTTAATAGTGCTTCACCCATACTAACTCTTTTAGGATCTAGCGGTTCCCTAATAACACCTGCTTGCTTATCACCTTTACGTGCAGCTAGAGTAGCTTCAAGATCTAACACAGTATTTATAGCAAACTGTTTACTCTCTTTACTTGCACTACTGATTTTTTGATTAGCTACTTCACTAGCTTTTTTTGCATTAGCTTTGTTTAACTTTTTCTGAGCAGCAAGAAGTTCATCTACATTAATACCCTTACGCTTAGTTAAATAAGCACCTGCAGCGCCTCCTACAGAGCCAAATGCAGCACTCATAAGGGTGTCCTTAGCTAGGTCACCTGTAGTGTAGTTAATATCAAGAAGCTCATCACGAACCTCCCCAGCACTACCTGCAGTAACTGCTCCAACTGCACCTTCAGTAGCAGCTCCAGTTGCTGCACCCTTAAGCATTGCACTTTTAGTAAAGTAATCTTTAATTCTGTTTCTTACAGAGATCTGTGCAGATTTAGTTGCAGCCTTTGCTCCTGCTTTAGCTAAACCAAAACTACCCATACCTAGATAGGTTGAAGGGGACTTTAATAAAGCCTCTCCAAAGTCTGCAGCTGCAACTCCTACACCTGTTCCTGCCTCTGCAGAATTATCCCAAGCTTGGATAAGGTTACCAAAAGACTCTTTACCTTCACTAGAAAACTGTTTGTTGTTTACATAGTTTAAGTCTTTGACAGCAGTAGCATCATTCCAAGACTGGAATCTCATATGTTCAGCAAACTTTTTAGCTAAGTTTTCATAACCCTGCTCTTGCATCTCTTCTCGTGACATTTTATATCTGCCACCAGAAAAAAACTTAACTAGATCAACTTTAAAATCATAGTTATCGACAAGATCGACAAAACTTTTTTCTTCTATGTCTTGTAAGTATGAGGTCATTAATACTTCCTATGGGTATGGAATAGCAAAATTAAGGGGGTTTGGTTTATCTTTATCTTCCTTAGTCATATCCTCTGTACCTGTTGCCAGTTCATCTTCTACTGAGGGAGGTTTTACTGGGGTAACGTTAATAATATCTCTCCAATTAGGAATTACTTGTATTTCAGAAGGTGGTTTAGCTAAGGTCATAGACTGATAGGCAATACCATCAGCAAGATCCATGAGTCCTGCTACAGGTTCTTGTTTAGTATCAGAGTCGTCATAAATAGATTTATAAGCTTTAATAAGCTCACGTTTAATTCTACCAATATGAGGTGCATCATCACCTTCATAAAAAGAATCACCAGTTTGTGGATCTCTCTTAACTAAGTTTCCAAAGTTACTTGAAATAATACTATCAACTAATCTATTAATAGTGTTTGTGTCCTCTGGAGTTAACACTTTAAGACCTCTAAAATCTAAGTCTAAAGGATCAGTTGCTACAGGTGTATCACTATCAAACTCTGCTAATATTGATTGAGCTTTCTCAAGGCTACCTTCTGCTGAACTATATACAGCATTGATAAATCTATCAGCTATTTCAGCAGAATCAAAATTTGCTC